TGCTCACCTCGAAGGGGACCGGGATACCCCCGGTCCCGCTCAGTTACGCCGCAGTGATGGCGCCGTACATGATGGCCGCAGGGCGATCAACAGCCAGACCGAGGCGCTCTTCGGCGCGGATGGTCACCAGGTTTTTGGTGAAGTCATCGCCTACGAAGCCCATCTCTACCACTGCACCTTGACGCTGGTAGATGGTGGCCGCGCCGCGCAGGGAGCCTACAAGGAAACTGCCAGCTGGCATGTTGGCAGACAGCACGATCTGCACACCAAACGGACTCATGTTGCCCGCGGTACCTGGAGCGCCGAACAGGTAAGCGCCGGTACCAGCACCTTCACGCAGGATCTCCAGCGCCGCCCAGTCCGCAGGGTTGACTACCGCAGTGTCCACAACCTCACCGACAGACCAGCGGTTGTACTTGGCCTTATTGATAGATTCGGCCAGGTTGGCACCGCTTGTAGCGGTGAACGCAGTGAAGTTTCCGGCATCGGTCAGGCCTGACAGGTTCGGGCTGGTGCCATCACCGAGCAACAGTTGCTTGTCGATGCGTTGAGCCAGGCCATCGCGCAGGCGGGTGTCGATGTATGCAGCAACCGCCGGAGCATCAGCCAGCAGTTGGTTGCTGACCTTGATCCAGTGGGCCACGGTCTCGATCACAACGTTGTACGGTGCGAAGGTGATATCCGACTCAGGCTTAGCTGCACCTTGCGCTACCTCAGCAGCATCGTTGGTCCAGGACAATTCACGCAGCGAGTTGACCGCGTTACTGGTGACAGCGATGGTCGGAATCAACTGACGCAAGGTCAGAGGGGCAAAGCTGCCGGCGATGATGCCTGGACGCTGATCGGCGAAAGTGGTGGTGCCGTCAGCCACGACAGTATTCTTGACCTCGAAGCGGACCTTCTCGCGCTGACGATCGACCAGAGACTTGAAGTCATCGGACTTGATGAACTCCTGCCCGGCCGAAATAACAGCACCAGCCGCAAAGGGTGCGGCCTGCTTCTGCGCCAAGTCAGCCAGTTCGTTCTGCAGGCTCTTGAAGCTGTCGGACAGCTTCTCAATTTCGCCAGTCAGTTCGGTGCGAACTTGGCCGGTAGACTTGGCCAGCTCGGTGTTGTATTCGCCCATCTTGACCTGCATCTGGTCCTGAACTGCCTTCAGGCCAGCCTCGATGGTTTTCTTGAGTTCTTCGCTCATGGGTAAAGCCTCTGAATTACGGGAGTTTGAATTGCTGGAAGATTCCCGCAATCTCTGCGGTGCTTTGTTCTGGCTCGCGCTCGCCGCGAACCAAGGACTTAATGCGCGCCACCAGCGCGGTCGCATCAGTCCGACTGAACCCGCCTGCATCACGCAGGCAGGCTTCGACTTCTTTCAGGGATTCGGCCTGGTCGATCGCAGACTTCACATCACCTATCTGGGCGTTAAGGTCTGCCGGTGTTTCAACGATCGAGATTTCCACCAGTTCAATTTCTTTGAGTTCACGCTTACCGTCACCCAGTTCGCGAGTCTGGATTGGGCGGTAGCCAATAGAGAGACCGGAGATGGCGCCATGCTTCATCGAGGCATACACGTCACCAGCGACACTGTGGCCAGGTGTAAGCTCTCCCTCGACGTACAGGCCTTGCTCGGTTTCCTCCATCTTGGTCCACTTGCCGATGATCGGACCCCAGTGGTTCCAGCGAAGAACAACCGGACGGTCACGCTTCTTGATGGTCTTCTTGTACGCGCCCGGCAGAATGGTGTCGCCGTAGGAGTCCGTTCCGCCGAACACAGAAGCAAAACCCGAGAATGTGCCGGGCTTGTCGTCTTCGAACTTGAACTCTATTGAATCGAGACTAAGGCTCTTGTGTTCCACTAGGAACCTCCGTGCCCGGCTTTTGGCCGGCGTTTTGAATTGGGATCATCGCCCCTTGGATCAGCAACTGATCGCCTCCAGGTAGCGACGGACGGCCTTCGCTGATGCGGGCTTCGTTGGGAGTGAGCTGACCGGTATTGCTTGCCTCACGATTAGCCTGATAGCGACCCAAGGTGTCCGCGCGCAACAAGCTGTCGAAATCAAATTCAGCTTCGAAGCGTTGCGCCTCGTCCTCGGTCATCAGCCAGCGCAAGATCGATTCCTCGATCTTCTCCAGGTATGGCCGCAGGTTGAGTTTGTAGAAGGCAGACAATATCTCGTAGACGTTAGAACCCAGCGACGACTGACCAAATGTTTGGTTGAGGAGTATCGACGGCACGCCGAAGAACCGCCCAATGTCCTCGATCTGGAACCGGCGCGACTCCAGCAGCTCAACATCCTTGGGCAGCATGCTGACCTGCTGGTACTGCTTGCCGGCCTCGAGCACGAAAAGTCGATCCTCGTTGCCCTCCTCTAACTCAGAGAAAGATTTCCGCACTTGAGCGCGCTGCTCAGGAGAGAGGGTTTTGTCGATGGTTAGGACGCCAGATGGCTTGGCGCCGTTGCTAAACATTTTAGTCACGCGGTTATCGGCAGCAATGGCGATACCAATGCTGTTGCGGGCATAGGCCATCGGCGATAGGCCGATGACCCCATTACCGAACAACTTTATATGCCACATGCTCAACTCACCGTAGACCTTGACATTCATGCCATCGGTGTACGCATGAGCCACACCACCATCGGCCAACAGAGTTGTTTCAACTTGACTGGATGAAAGCGGTAGCAGTCCAATAATGCGTGTACCCGAGCGCTGAATGATGGCGTAGGCATTGCCGCTAATTGCCAAGTTGAGAGCCATGCTTTCCCAGAACTCCACGCGGGTCTGGTATCGGTTCGGACGACGAGTTAAAACGCGGTGAAGTGGGTGGGTGTCGGCAGCCTTTCGTCCACCCGGGCCCACCTCGTACAAATTGAAAGGCAGCGAGCCGATGGTTTCCGAAATGATCCGGACGGCTCCGAACACCGCCGATATCTGCATGGCGCTGTCGAAATTTACCGCGGCTGCCGGAGCAGTCGAATTACCGAGCGGAACAGACGTTTGCAGCCCGGCGTTCCGGGCTGGCCCGCCAGGCGCACCGAACCAGCCGCGTAGCGTTTGGAATAGAGCCATCAGAGCACCAGTGGGTCAGAGAGGAAGGAGTCAATGTCAGGGCCTTGTTCACCCACAATGGCGCGGCTAATCGACATGATCAGCGCCACGATCCCGTCGATCTTATTCTCGGGGCGCTCTTTGTTCGGGTAGATGTTGTCTTTCACGTCCAGTTTGGCTAGGACGTTGCTCGCCATCCAAGTCAGGATTGGGCAATCACCGTGAGCCAGCAGACGGCGCAAGGTCAGCGCCTCCAACTCTTTCATGGGCTCGCTGATGTTCTGTACCGTCTGGCGGATCTCCACCATCGGCAATCCTTCTGCCTCCATTTCCTGAGCAAGCTGGGTGGCCTGCCATGGGTCATAGGCAACGGCCTCGATGTCAAAGCGGCCGGCGAATTCACGCAGGTCATCCTTAATCACTTCGAAGTCGATCACCTCCCCGTCAGTCAGGGTTAACAAACCGAGAGCATCGAACTCGCGGTACCGGCTTGTGTTGCCATCCAACTCTTCGATTACCCGCGCTTCGGGCAAGTAGTAACGCCCATGCACATGCCAGAACGGATCGCCATCGACCGGGGGGAACAACAGGATGTTGCCAGCGATATCGATCTTGCTGGCTAGGTCGAGACCGATAATGCAGCGGCGCCCTTCCAGTTCCTGCAAGCTCTTGCGGGGCGGCGCCTCCTTCCAGCGCAGCATGTTCAGCCACGCGTTCTTGGCTCCGACCCATTCGTTGAGATGCTTCGTGCGAAACGTTGCCTGCTTGCTGGCTGACTGCATGGCGTCACGCTGACGAGCCAGCAGAAAGTCACCATTGATGGATATGCCGTGGTTCGGATTAGCCTTGATTAACGCCTCTTCCGAAGTCCAGTCATCACCTGGGTCAATCGTATAAAGCATCGCCCAAAGATCAGGCCGCTCAATCACACCCTCAAGCATCCGCTCGGCGTCGCGAACCAACTGGTGGCATGGGCCGCCGATACTGGAGCCAGCCGTAGTGATGACCAGAATCACCGGCTGCTCC